TTTTATGGCCAAGGAAGTGCCAATCATTGACGATGATCCAACTTGGTTTTTGATTGCTTGACGATAATCGTCATCTGACCTACCGTAGCGCTCAACCCCGACAATGTAGCCACAGCCGTCTAGCTGAACGCCTTTTGCTGTATCTATCCATCTTTCGGATTTTATCTTCCACAGCGTGTCTTGCAATCCCTGTATCTCATCGAGCATTACAGATAGATACGCTTTTAGCTTTTCAGACCCTTGGAATTGACTAACCAGCTTTTCTAGTCCGCTTTCTTTGTGGTCAATCATAAGCCAGAAACCATTATTCTAGTTTTGTCAAATGTAGCTATTTGCTCCCTCGATATGGCGATATTTGACTCTGAATAGACAGGAGCATCATTTTCAGACATCGTTAATGCCATGCTGATTTTCATGTACCCAATGCCAGTTGTTGCTTTGTATATTGGGCCAATAAATTTTTGGATAATCACATCATCGCTCTGAGCGATGCTATAACCAGTCTCCATTACAGAGTTTGCAATTAGCTCAGGAGTATTTGGCTGGAGTTGTTGCTCATAATCAAGAGCCAAAACTTCCACTTTTACCCATATAAAGGCTGATACTGAACGACTAAACTTGACTGGCTGACCATCTCCATTTTCATCAATTACTATTACTTGCTTGTTGCCGTGAGTCTCTATTCCAGCGCCCTTTACACGATCAATCATTTCCGCAATCTCAAAGTCAAAACCACCAGTAACGATGCATTCGATGCTGTGCGCTGGCATCCCGCTTTGATCTTGGTACATACTTCGATTTTGATAAATGCGAGCTGAAGATACTCCAGGCACAGTTAGTAGCCATTTTTTAATTGCTTGCTCAGTTGCAAATCCTGTCCCCGCTCCTGATGCTCCATATCTAAGTCTTAAGCTCTGATCAGACTCAACATCGCTGCCAGACGAGCCTTGCATTAAATTATTTACGCTTTGCCATCCGACTACTGGCGTGTCGATTGATACTAAGCTATTTGTTGGGAGCTTGATATTTCCATTTTGCGTACACTCAAAACGAATATTTGAGCCTATTTTTACTAATTCCGTTAATGCAATCGGCCTGACCTGAAATGAATCAATTAAATTTACAGATCGAATATTCACCAAATTATCAGAAATCGAAGCAATTACATTTTTAATTCCGGCTGAATTGATTTCATTGACAATGCCAGAAATTATTTCTGGGGAGCTTGTTGTGCTACCGGCCGTGTATGATATGACCTTGCTATCAATGGACAATTGGTATAAGCCTTTAGGCACAATTCCATTTATCGCAATGTAGGAATCAATTGCTATTAATCTTGAAATTGTCCCCTCTTGTTTGTTTGTGTACTGAACGTCTGCTCTAACAAGCCTTCCAGATGGAATTGTTGTTCCGTCAAGACCGTAGCAAACTGCGTAAACTTTGGTCGAGCTTGATGGATTTCTCTCTATTCCTGCAAAAGCAACGGCACCGTCAAGAGATGTACCCTCCGATGACCTTGCATACATGGAGTCGTAAACGTCTTGCATTGTCTGTGTTAGCAATGCAATCTCGCTCGCAATGATTCCGTTGTATTGACCTATGACCGAATCAGGCTCAATATTTACTGAGCCAAGGGCTGATTTTGAGGCTTCGTCTATCCTACTTTTTATTTCCGAAACAGTGTCAACCTGTAGCCCACTCGGTGTTAATTTGCTCATAAATTGACCTTAATAATCCCGTATTTTGAAGATATTTCCATTTCAAGCCTCAAATTTCTAGAGGACTCATCAAAATCATAAACCACGATCTCTATCGCATCAACCCCATCAATCTCTAACACCGAATCTTTGATACTCTCGATAGCATAGTTGACTGGAATCCCCTTAACAAGCACTTCTTGGAGGTATGGCGTGCCGAATTCGTAATCAAGAAACCACTCTCCAGACCACAATTTTAGTTTAATATTGATCTGCTGAGTGACCCTCTCTATCCCATCGAAAAGAACTAAATCTCCATTTTCAATTCTAAGGTCTCCGTTACTCAGTGCAAAATCTCTCATTTATTTGGTTTCCCCGTGCTTGCGCCACCAGACTGAACACCTGAGTGCGTATGGTTAACTGTTGATATTCCGTTAGCAATCACATCAGAATCCGAATTAATGCTGCCAATAGCATAAATATTACCATCCGCCTTCATATGCATTTTTGATGATAATCCACCATCAGAGGCAACTGATCCAGTAAAGTGCGTTGCTGGTGAGCTTGCCTCAATTCCCTTGGGAGCAACTATCTTTAATGATCCAGTCGATGATATTTCTATATCCCCATTTTCACCGATTTTTAAAAACGATTCACCAAAAGCCATCATTAACGAGTCATTATTGCTCGCCTTACCACTTGCAGATCCAAGATCACACATAATTGCGTGCGCATCTGTTAGGTCATGAGTTCGCCTGTCATCTGTACCGTCTATTGCGGACTGAGAAAAAACTAAAAGGCACTTGTCCCCAGCTCTGACGGGACCCTTTATAAATGCAGTTCCACCAGCAAATGACGGCCACAAAACGGGGACATCAAAAACATTAGGATAGGGCATTTCGTCGCCATCATCAAATCTTCTTGATCCTACTGGGGACACTGTTGCCTTACCGTCTTTATAGCTGACGATTGACCCCTGGAGGCATGTGTAAATCTCCATCGTCTGAGACTTTATTAGCCCAAGAAGGGCATCTATTCCATTGTCAAATTCAGCCATTTATTGACCTTAATGTTAACTCAGAGTGCCAGTCGTTTGAATGAGTATCGCCAACATGATCCACCGATTCAATCCTAAAAAATGAATCAACTCCAGCAGATTTCAGTTTTGCGTAACCTCCGGGCTCGGCATTGGGATTAAGTAAAATTTTTACCTTATAACCAAGAATATCAAAAGTTGTTTTTGGTTTTCCATTTGATCCTATTGATTCTCGCTTATAAACTCCTTGACCATTTGCAAGCCCACGCTCATGAGCGAGTTTGTCGCTAATTGTCTTTTCTTCTCGGCTTGGTGATCCGATCATTCCAGTCTCGCTCGATATGTAGATGGCTTTTTTGTTTACTGTCCTGCCAACTGCAACTATTTGTAGCTCTCGATTCTGGATGGACCATTCAAGACCCAAGAATTTGCATACTTTGTTCATGCCGTCGCGAACCCTACCAGAGAAAGAGAACCCACTTGGGTAAGCCTTGTCATCAAATTGCGGAATCTGCCTTACTGGGACATTTAATTGGCTTGCAAAATGCTTTAAAACAGTTAACCCAGATGTTCCGCTAGGAAAACTTGCACTTACCTTTGAGTCCCTGAATTCTAAAAATCCATCCGCAAGCTCAAACTCGGTAATAAAGTCCCCATTTTGCGATGTTGTGAGGCTCCTTATTACCGTGCCTGTAAATATAACAAGTGCGCCATCTGTTGAGCTAGTGCCGTCATCATATCCAGCCTTTAATACAAGCACAGCATTTGGACTCTCTACAATAACTCTAGATTCATTTGATAGATTGTAAACTTTTGCGGTGCATTTGTTCGGGTTCGGTGTTGATGTTTTTGCAATTGAGAAAGATGCTCGTAGCGAGTTTATTCTAACGCCCTTTGCGCCTGTTTCACCTACTGTGATCTCATATACTCGATTAAATTGCATTTTTTTCAGAGAAGTAAAGCGAGCAGTTTTCGCCAAAAGAGCCAAATTCTGGGCGCAATGTTTCCGTGTTTAATAAAAAAAAATCACCTCTTGGCAGCCGATCATCTAAGTACATTTCGGTCAATGGGTAATTTTGCACCATCTTGACATTTTTTAGCAATGAGTTTCCGGCAGAATCCTCAATCGACATTGACCAGTATTGAAAAATCTCATTCCATAATACGTAAAATCGAAATGGAGACCCACTTAGCACCATTGTAAATGTTTGGTAAGCTGTTTCTTTTTTCAGATCAATTAAAAATATCATTTAATACCCACGAGCGATTTTAGACCGTCATATCCAGCCTTTATGACTGACTTTTTTGATCCATCTTTTGCCTGCTCTGCAATCTTTTTCCCAGCGTTGTCTGCTGTTGTTGCGGTTTTTTTTGATATTGTCTTGCCTTTTTTTATTCCTTTTGGAACTTCTACCATCTCCACGTTAACCTTTTGGATGTGGACAAGTTCTATCTTTACCTCAATTGCATCACCGTCGGAAGGCTCCCTTGGTATTGATATGTTTGATATAACCATGTCCTTGTAAACTTTTATGGTAGTAACAATTGAAACCTCTTTACCAGCCTCTTTTAGTTTATAAAGCATCTGGAACGCCTCTAAAACCTTTTTCGGCTTTTTGTAAA